AAAAGGATCGGTAACGCCGTCGCGTTACTCAGTACGGAGCCAGGGCCCTCTTTGACTGATCCACATGGACGATCCTGGATCGGCCAGGAATTACGCTTACCACCACCTGGAGCTCTCTACACGGGTCATGACTCCCGCAAGGAACACTTAGCTTCTAACTCCGATCCTAGCCGCTTTCGCGGTTACTCTACCAAGGACGCCCATGCCCATCCTGTCGAGGTTGCGCAACTGGTGCTTGCGATTGTTGCGGTACGCTTCGCTCCAACTTTGCGTAACCTTTGACGCGATTGACCTGCGACGTTGTGCCGTTGTAAGTGCTATTCTCAACGCCAACGCTCAACAGCAATGGATAGTTGCAGAGTTGCGAAGTGTCGGACACCTTGCGTTCAATCGCTTCGCAGATCGCTTTAAGGGTTTGGCGTGCTATATTTCGCGGTTTTTCGTTGGGGTGCCACAGGTTGAGGATATCTCGAACCTTACGGCCTTGATGCTCGCCAGCGATGACCTCCAATTCAAGTTCAACGTACCGATCACCGTTTTTGCTTGTCTTCTCGCTAGTCGATGCAATCACGGCTTGATACTTGCCCGCTGGTATCGCTCCGGCGGGCTTCGATGCTTCGTACTGGTCTAAATCGAAATCAATATTCATTTGACTATTCTCCGAACTGAATTTCACTTGCTGGATCAACCACTGATGCGGCTACGCTGCCGCTTGGCTTGATCTCGTTTTTGGTTAAATACGGATAGAAGGATGCGATTTCCATCGCAATCTCATCCGGCATACCTAAGCGGTTTTTCGCTTCGATGCTTTGCATGTTATTGCAGACGATGACTCGATCCCCCTTTGCCGCTACCGTCCGCTTTCCTTCGTCGGCTTTTCTTGCGATGCGACGATGCTTGCAAAATAGCACCTCGTCGCACCACTCACTGACGCAAGCTGAGCCAACGCGATGCAATGCTGGCCGGTAGTAGTTGTATCCGTCGCCCTCTGGATCTGCGAACTTATCGATAGTTTCGTGACAAGTTAAGACGATGTTTCGACCTTGTTTCCAAAGGTATGTAAGCCCTGCGAATACGTCTTGCCATGCTTTCGCTAGGGACTGATATCCCTTGCCAAAGCCGATGTCTTCAATGGTCTTTTTGCCGTGTGCGGATGCCACCTCGAACATCAGCAACTTTTCCAGCCAGTCAACCGTATCGATAACGATTGTAGCGTAGTCGGTTTGCGGTAATTCAAGAGCCAGTAATTGCTGAAACTCTTTGTAACTGCGGATCACGTCCGTTGAATCGCACTCAATATCTCCGATGCCATCCTCCATATTGAGGAATAGCGGATGCGGAAACTGACTCGCCAGCGTTGATTTGCCTACGCCCGGCTCGCCGTAAATAAGCATCCTTCGTGATCTGGACTGCTTGCCTTTGTTGATCTTCATTAGAACCTCACCTCCTCACCGAACGCCTTGAATTGCTGTTCGTTCATATCGTAAATCTCCTGCATCCCGCCGGGATCGATTGCCGACCAATCGACCTTAAAACCAGCGTCACGCATAGACTCAAATTCTGCGTCTAACAACGCATCGCAAAGTTCTCTTGCGTGCGTTTGGGGGAAGCGACGGAACGTCATCGCTTGCCCTTCGTCGGATGTGACCTTGACCCAAAAGCACCAGTTCACTTCGCACCGTCGCTTTCTGTTGTCTCCGCAGCCGGAACCGCGTCGAACTCCCTGTTTATTTTAGGAGCGAACATCCACGGCTCACCATCGATAGACCTTATGTATCCGTATGTTTCGCCACCTCCGCAACTCTCATTGGTGACCTTAATCACGCCATGAAAAAACATCGAGTTTTCTTCCGCATCGCTTGCGACTTGATTGAGACATTTAATCACGCTAGCTAGCGATGTTAAATCATCTTCATCGAGACTAAAAGTAAACAACCCATCGTCTTTTACGTCCTCCATCATCACTCACCTCCCATTAAAAACCAAAGAACCAACCCGACCACGCTCAGCACCGTGCCAAGCTCGCAAAGGTCAGACAGTAGGTAACTCATTCGCAATCCTTTACACCGGACGACTCTTCCATTGCGACGACTGGCACCATGCCATTACCGGGCTTGAGTCTGATGCTTACACGATTAGACTCGTGGTCGTACTCAAGCACTTGCAAAATAAAGACCCTGCCATGTTGCATCAAGAGGTCGTCAAATGCTTGTTTCCCGACGCCCTCAACAATCGCATCGATCGGAAATGATCCAATCTGTCGAGTCTGAAAGTATTCTTTTTTCATTTGTCTACTCGCAATCATCGCAATGCGTTACACCGCTGAATAGGATCGCAGCCACGCCAGCCGCAAAACCAAGACACAAGCAACCGGTAACAATCAATGTGAGAAACATTACTCGACTTCTCCTTTGGCCTTGAGGATTCTACGTCTGCGTACTGCAAACTGCCTCCAGGCCCCGAACGTTCGCTCGTTTGGCCTGTTCCTTCCAAACCAATCAGCAACCCTTGTTTTCGAGTAGCCGTTCAGTAGCAACGCGTCGCAAGCCTCAGTCTCTCGCTCGTCGTAAGGCATTCCGTCGCGGCTGTACTTATTTCGCTTGGAATCTGACTGCTGATCTACAGCCGCCACCTTTGAAGCCGATGGTGCCATTACGGTAGCAATTGGCGTTCGCTCCATCCAGTCGTCCACAATCATCGCTTGTTGCTCATAGGTCAACGCCAAGAAAGCATCTCGCACTTTAAAAACGCTCATCATCAAACCTCCAAAAAATTGATGTCATCAAACTCGAAACCGTCGAAAAACACTTCTTTGTATTTAATCTCGACAAACGTCGTCATCTCACCCGCTGTCATCCCCTTGGGGATCCCAGCCCTGATTGTTCGCGACGATTGGATAATCTCATCACCGTTGCGGATGCGGCGAACAAAGTACAGTTCCACCGGCTGGTAAATCATCATCGCTCACCTCGCCGGATTCGCTCGCCTAGTTGCTTGCGTAGATCTTTGGGCTTTCGGCCTGTGATGCTAGCCGCTCGATCTAGGCAAGCCTCACCCACAAATTCACTAAGCGTTACGCCCTCCAATGATGCTGCCTTGCGGATTGCCTCGACCCATGCGGACGGCTGCGTTGTGTCTAGTCGTGCTGTGTCGCTCATTGCGTCACCTCCACGCCAAAGGGGGATGTCGAGCCGTCAGCGTGATGAAAGTGAAGTTTCTCAAGAGCCCTGCTCCAGTCAAAATGCTCAATCTTGTCACCAAACGCAACCCAAACGAAGCTATCGTTTGCCGAGACGACAGCGTAAAAACCATGAGCCTCGGTGAAATTCCAATCCACCGCGACACCTTGCCGACCGCTTGCCATGTACTCCGCACCACCCTTGAACGGTCGATACTTCTTCGGCGTCTCGATCTTGCGGATGATGGCGCATCCCTGCCAGTGCCCATCGTGCTTAGCCTGACTAAGATGGCCTAGACCATCGAGAAACCATTCGCCAATTTCGGGCTTGCCAATCCTCACCAACTCCCACCCGTCCGGCACGCCGGGAATGCCTTGAAAACCTTCGCTACTCATTACCAAACCCTTTCTTTTTATTCTCCAAGTAAATCACAAAATTATGCAGGTCATGCGAAACGCGACTGAGCGTCAAACACACTTCGATCATCTTGCCCAAATGGGCATGCGTCACACGGTCGACCTCTGGTGCGGGCATCGCTTCGATTTTCTCCGCGATTGCGTCCAAAAGCATCAAAGCGGTATCAACTTGCGCCGCGTAGTTTTTTGTAACGTCGATCAATGTAAACCTCCAAGAAAAAAGAATCTCAAACCCAACTACCAACCCGCCGCGTTCCAGTCTTCGTAAGTCGTACTGGCAGGCTCGCTCGTACTGATAACGGAAAACGCAACATCCTCAAACATCGCCATGCAATCTGCAACCGCCGCGTCTGCTTCGCTTTTGGTCGCAAATACTGCACCGTCAAGACCTGTGTTTTCAGCGTTCGTAATGACCTTGTAAGACATAATTGAAACCTCCAAGAAAAAAAACTCAAACCCAGACGCCCTAAGGCGTTTCGGCCTTCCGGCCTCGTCAGTGGGTTAGCGACCTGCTTCGGCCCATGTCTTTTCAAAAAGTGCTTCAAATGCGTTGTTGCCGAAAACAGCGTCGTAAGCCTTGGAAACTTCCAAGCCACCTTCAACGAGTTGCTTGAATGCCAACGCAACAACGAATTTCTTGAAAGCCTCAACCGATCCAAACTGATCTTGCAAGCTGATTCCGTTTTTGTTGGCAAAGGCGATAACCATTGCTTGAACGCTGTTGAGTAGTTCGATGTGTGCTGCTTGCTTTGCCATCTGCTTAACCCTTTACTTGAGAAACTTGCTAACAACGTGTCAGCGATGCGTAAAGATTATCGACCGTTCGTCCCGATTGCAAGACTACTAAGTTCAAAAATTCCAACTTTTGATCGAAAACCAGTGTTTCGCTAGGGAAAACACTGGGAAAAATTATTTTTGAAAGTGCCTAGCTTGACCATCGTTCATGAAGAAAACCGGAGCCCATCCCGGTGAAGGGCTTAGCCCACTACAGCCATCGCTCGCCATTGTTCCAGCGGTCGAGCATTGCTTGTGCTTGTGCCTTCGTCTTGCCACAGTAGGCCAGAACGTGGTCGAGTCGCTCTGTATCGCTTCCGTAGGAGAAAACCGCTACGCCGTTCTCAATTCGTCCCCACGCTCCGGCGAACTGGCGGTAGAGGCTCATCGATCCGTCCGGGCTGACTTCCCATTGGTAAGGTGCAATCTCTTGCTTTCCTGCTTGCTTTGGGCGTGATCCGTGACGCTTGGCATTTTGCTCTACGGTATTGATAAACTTGCCACCTTCATACCATTCGCCATTTGCTCCAAACTCGCCGCCCTTGGTTGCTCGCTTTTGTGTCTTGACTGCCATTTGTCTAACCCTTATGAAGAAACTTTAGAAGCGACTTGCTTCTGATGCAAGAATACTATCGGCAACCGCCGAGCATTTCAAGACTACTAATTTCAAAACTTAGTAGTTTTCGGTCGAAAAGTGCGTTTGACCAACGAAAACATTGGGAAAAATTATTTCTGAGAAACGATTTTTTCGTACACGTTGTACGCTTTGCTGTACTCCATACCCCAAAGAGGCCCATGCTGTTCAGTGTTTTCCCACTCAATCCAGGCCGCTGCATGGGCGAATTCGTGCACCAGTGTATCTAGTTGTTCCTGGCGATTAAGCGTACTTGATACACGAATTAGAAAATGATCGCTCATGCGTCTACAGTCACCGCAAAGACTTCGAAGCGGGACGCGTCGCACCGAAAACGATAGCGTTGGGTATGCCGCCTTCAGTGCATCCCGTAGTTCGCAAAATAGGTCTTTTTGCATGATGCTACTTTGCTCGCATGTGATCGAAGAGGATCTTGTGATTCTTTCCGTCCCAGTGGAATCGCAACCAGTGCGAACCCATTGCTTTTGGCCCTAGCATTCGCTCGACTTCCCATCCGTGATCGCCATCGCCCCAAGCGTCCTTGTAGCCTGGGCATCGAATGTGCAATTGTTCATCTTGGTACACGGTACCCCTGGAGCTAATACGTTGCCGTGGAATCGTGACAGCCCATTCGTCGTGCGTGTGCCCGGTTAAAACAATCTCCGGGTCTGGGGTCATAACCGCGATTCGATTCGTCTGGATCGTGCCACGCGTTACTGGCCCTCCTCCTCCGGTGCCGTGATAGTGGTAGAGCTTGATGGTGTCTTTGATATTGGATCCCGCTGCGGAAGTGCAAAAGCGAAACAACACCCATCCACCGTAACCGCTCGCTTCCGTGATGCCTCCATTCGTTCGCAATCGCCCCGCCAATCGATCAGTCAAGTCGGTTTCGTGTGCCTTAGTGATCGCTGTTTCGTGGTTGCCTCTGCCCATTACCGCGAAGATGTGCTTGTAAGGCTCGTAGAACTTGTACGCCGTATCAACTAGCAAGTCAAAGTAGTTGCTGCCCTGGTGTTCCGGTCGCAATGCTGACTTATCCGCTCGCTTATCCCATCTTCCCTGCATGGCACAAAATAGGTCGCCGTTGTCGATGACTGGAGC